GCAATACTATTCACATGGCGAGAAATTGCTAAACTTAAAAATTCTACAAATACAAATCTACTTATACTAGATGAAATATTTGATAGTTCACTAGACAGCTCAGGCACAGATGAGTTTATGCGAATACTTCATTATACTTTGAAAAAAGAAAATGTATTTGTCATATCTCATAAAGGCGACACTCTTATAGACAAATTCCCAAGAGTAATGAAGTTTGAGAAATATAAAAACTTTACAAGGATGGCAGAATAATGACACAAAAACTAACACCAGAAAAAATAGAAGAGGCAGCTAAATACTATGAAGATATTACAAGTGGTAAAACTCCTATTCTAGATAAAGACAAAAGTTTCAAACAAGAAGAACCTAAAATTTTAGATAGTCAAGCAAGACCAATTCATAAAGATATGCACGAACATCTAAAGAAGAAAGACCGAACAACTTATCCTTTAATACCGCCTACGGATCCTAGACTGTTAATGAATATAGCACCTTATACAGATGATATGTTAAAAGTGTTTGAGATAAAAGATAGAAAAGAATTGTCTGATAAAATGTATAAGAGTATGGTTAAATATGGTGGCATAGGTTTATCAGCAAATCAAGTTGGTCTACCATTTCGTATGTTCGTTATGGGAGGTCACCCACAGATAGATGATGGCAAAGTAAGAAACTGTTTTAATCCAATTATTAAAGATTTAAGTGAAGAAACAGTTTTAATGAAAGAAGGTTGTTTATCATTCCCATTTTTATTTCTATCAATCAAAAGACCTCAATGGGTAAATGTACAATATACAGATGAGAATGGCGAGACAGTTGACGAATATTTACATGGCATGTCAGCAAGAATATTTCAACATGAAAACGAACACATGAACGGATATATATTTACTGACCTAGTAAGTAAAATGAAATTAGATATGGCAAAAAAGAAACAATCTAAACTAATTAAACAAACAATTAAATCACAGCAACAAAGACTAAGAAGTGAGGTTTCAAGTAAAAATGTCTAAATTTAGGGGGTACTATGATATCAAGACAGCTCTAAACGCCGCCCACCAGGCGGCTATGAGACGGCAAATTTCACTAAAAATCAAAATTAGTAGGGATATTGTAGAAAGTGTCATAGATGTAGGTAGTGGCTTCTTTTTGGCAATTATAATACAGATTACAGTATTTCCTTTATTTGATTTACATCCTAGTATATTTGAGAACTTTCAAATCGCATTAATATTTACCATAGTATCAATGACGAGGTCAGCAATATGGCGAAGATATTTTAGAAAGAGGCAAAAATGAAAATATTTAAAAACAAAGTCGATAATTTTTTTAAATGGGTTAAAGGCACAGAGTTAGTTGAATTAAAAGATATAGATGTATCAGAGGATCCTGTAAGACCAGAGTTAGATTTAAATTGGCGTTTATCTAATGATAGAAAAATCTATGGTTTAAAATATAAAGATGATGTCGAGGCAATTGTTTGTGTTGCATATACTAATGAAGTTCCTACTACAGTCAAAGAATTAGATTACATGAGTCAAGTTGCTTGTCGACAAAACAAATCTGGAACAGTTGCTGTAGCATATACAGTATGGTCTAGAAAAAGAGGTGCAGGTAAAAAAATTATTAATAAGTTGTTAGAGTTTATAAAAGAACAACTATACATAACTCAATTAGTAACTTTATCACCATTAACGCCTATGGCCACACATTTTCATATAAAGAATGGTGCTAAGTTAATTAATATAAACTCTACATCACAAAATTTTGAGTATAAATGGTCGACACATTCACCATCTTTACTATATAAAGGAATAAAATGACAAGACCTGTACTGCAAGAATTATCAATAGAACCATACAACGATATTTCAATACTTAATAGTGTGGCTGCAAATCTTGATAATATGAAATTTAAGAAAGTAAAAACAAAATATGCAAAAGGAGGGTGGGATGCTTTATCTTTACACGGATATGGTAATCACGCTTTAGATATATTAAAACCTGGCGTATTAAAGAGTTCAGTAAACATAGACACTAAATTACAATGGACCACATTATCAGTAATTACAACAATGAAACCTATATTAACTATGCTTAAAAAACTACCATGTGAGTTTGAGAGAGTTAGATTTATGAGACTAGAAGCAGGTAAGGTTATTGGTAAACATACAGATAAGATAGACAAAGACATTGGTTTTGATGATGGTGATATAATTAGAATACACATGCCAATTAGAACAAACGACAACGTGATATTTACTTTATATGAAAACACAAAAGATAAAGACGGCACAGAACATAAATTAAAGACTGGACATTATTACTATACTGATGTTACAAAAGCTCATGCTGTTCGAAACACGAGTAATATTGATAGAATACATCTGGTTGCTGATTGTTATTCTAATGAAAAGATGAGGGCTTTACTTTCTTGATTAACTATGATATAATATAAATTATGAATCATGCTAAAGAAATAAATTTTGAATCGGTAAAAGAAATCTTTTATCAACACAAAAAGTGGTTTCCTCATATTCGTACAGATTACATGAAACGACAAATTGCACAAGGTAATCTTATATACGATAATGATGTTGTAATTACATATAAGTTTTATAAAAGAAAACAAAAGATTGGTGAGATAATTGCTCAACAAGGTGATTGTATACTACATCAAATAGCAGCTAAACATAAAAATGGTTCAGCAAGTAAGGCATTACAAAAGTTCTTTGAGTTTGTAAAACCAAGACGAGTATTTTTAAGTGTTCGTAGTGATAACGAAATAGCAAAGAAATTTTATGTTAAGAATAATATGAAACTAGTTGGCAAAACAACATGGGCAAAAGGCACACTACCAGGAGAGGTTTACTTATATGACAGATAATATTCAACAAGTACATGATGAATGGAAAACTAGAGGTTTTCCTTATTACCCTACAAGCACTTCATGGCGTAATGAGATATTTAATCAACTAGTAAACTTTAGACGAGATACACTTATTGATAGAAAGAATAAAGTCATAGGTCAATCAGCACATGGTCTTAATCTTGCATGGTCATATATGGAACACGCATGGGGTATTAAATGTGGTAAGATGAGAACACCTATGGAGATATGGGACGATGAAGAACATCTTAAAAAAGGATTAAACAAAATATTAACAGGCACTTTCTTTCAAAAGAAAGCTGCTCATATGATTACAGATTCAGATATGCGTTCTATGTTAAGACGATATAGTGGCACTCAAATGGTTTCTAATTTTAGACCTACTGCGGCTGCAGCTCTTTATGATGTATTTGTAGATAAAGATAGTCCACTAGAAGGTACAGTTGCTGGCACAGTATGGGATCCAAGTATGGGTTATGGTGGTCGATTACTCGGTGCGATTGCAGCTGGGGTAAACTATATTGGTACTGACCCTTGTATTCCTACTTATGAAGGATTATCTAAAATGGTTACAACATTTGGTAACCCATATAACAACTATCATCTTCATAGAAAAGGTAGTGAGACATTTATACCAGAAGATGAAAGTTTAGATTTTGTATTTACAAGTCCCCCTTACTTTGGTTGGGAAGCATATGGTGATGAACCAGAACAATCAAGTATTAAGTTTGATACATCTGAAATCTGGAAAGAAAAGTTTCTAAAACAGACTATTGCCAATGCATATAAAGGTCTTAAAACTGGCAAGTATCTTGCACTCAATGTTGCTAATACAAAACAATATAAGACATTCGAAGAAGATACAGTATCACTTGCAAAATCAGTAGGTTTTGAACATACAGATACATGGTGGTTGTCTTTAAGTACTCAACAAGGCGGCTCTGCCGTTGCAACACTAGATGGCGATACTACAGAAACTAAACAAAAACAACAATATATGGGCGAATATCAGAGGCCCAACATACCTGGTCGTAAATTTGAACCTACTTTTATCTTCAAAAAGTAGAACAAATCTCTAACCCTTTGAAAAACAAGGGAAAATTATTCCATAAAAGTACCAAATAACGCTTGACATTCAAGTGGAACTCATATAGCTTAGTAGTATGTTACAAAGATTAAGAATATCAACAGTTCATTTATTCCAAAAAAAGTTCCAAATAAGTGGAATAATGCTTGACATTCATGCCAATATCTAGTAAAATATACTTATATTATGAAAATGAGAGATAAAAACTTGAAAACAAACAAAATCAATAATAATGCAAAATCGTTTCTTGCAAAATTACTTGCTACTGAAAATATATCAGTAGAACATAAAAAAGTAAAGACTGCTTATTTTGATGTAAAATCTAGACTACTTGTTTTACCTATATGGAAAGACATGAACGAAGATATTACAGACTTATTAATTGCACACGAAGTCGGTCATGCATTATTTACTCCACAATTTAATTGGCAAGATGCTATTAAAGAGAGAAATATACCAAAGTCATTCTTAAATGTTATTGAGGATGCTCGTATTGAAAAACTAATTAAAAGAAGATATCCTGGTTTATCACAATCATTTATTAAAGGTTATAGAGACCTTATTAATAATGACTTCTTTGGTACTAAAGATAAAGACCTTGATAATATGCTTCTTATTGACAGATTAAATATTCATTTTAAATCTTCTCATGTAGAATCTCCTCTTACATTTTCTGATAATTATGAAAATGATGTAGTTTCTAGAATGGAAAAGTTAGAGACTTTTGAAGATGTTATTGAACTTGCTGAAGAATTATCAAAATATTGTAAAGAAGAACAAGAAGAAAAAGAACAAGAAATGCAAACTAATGGTTTTGATGACCATGATTTTGATGACCTTGATGATTCTGATTGGGATTATGATGGTGATGATTCTGATTCCTCAGATGATGAAGACAAAAACGAAAGTGAATCTAACCCTAAACCCGGTGATTCTAGTTCTTCAGATGATGAAGACGAAGATGAAAAACAAAAACCTAATGAACCTTCTGCTGGCGTACAATCAGAACGAGAATTAAATGGTGCACCTTCTAAACCTGTTGCACCATTTGAAGAAGTTTCTGCTGAGACAGACCAATCTTGGGAAGATAAGAAAGAAAATTTATTAGACCCTGCGTCTAAAAATAATGAGTATATTAATATTCATAATTACAAAAATGTTAATGATTATGTTGTTGACTATAAAACTGTACTAAAAGATTTTGATAGAATATTTAGAAAACCTTATCAAGAAGAAACTAAAAACACTTATACACAAGATTCTATAACTAAACTAATTTCTAGATACAGACAATTTAATAAAGACCAGTCTAAAAAAGTTTCATACATGATAAAAGAATATGAAATGAAAAAGGCTGCTTCTGCTTATTCTAGAACTAAACAAGATAAATCTGGTGTTATCGACCCACTTAAATTACATAGTTACAAATATAATGATGATATCTTTAAGAGAATGGCAATCACACCTGATGGTAAAAATCACGGTATGATGATGTTCATTGACTGGTCAGGTAGTATGGCTGATAAACTGCGTCCTACTATTCACCAGTTAATGAACTTAACAATGTTTTGTCAAAAAGTAAATATACCTTTTGAAGTATATGCTTTTAGTAATGACTGTAATAGTAATCATTGGGATAGAGATAGTAGACATCAAACACAAAAAGATAAATCATTTCCTAAATATGAAGAAGGTGATGTAACAGTTGACGAAAGATTAAAACTTTTAAATTTTGCATCTTCTAGAATGAATGCTAAAGAATATGAAAAAGGTATGATTAACTTATTCTTACTTTCTGAAAGATATAATAACTCAAATCATTATTCTAGAAAACAATGGTATAATCTAGATACTGAAGAATATGATAAGATTGTAGAAGAAAGAAATTACGCTGGCAATTTACCTAGTGAACCATTTGGTTATGGATTATGTTCGACACCACTAAATGATTGTATTATGGCTTCAATGCCAATGGTTAATGCTTTTAGAAAAAGATATGCTATTGATAAAATGAATACAATCTTTTTAACTGATGGTCATTCTGATGGTAATGATAGATATGTTACTTTTAATCCTAGTCAAGATATGATTGATAGTCACTATATGAAAAAAAATATAAATGGTTATTATATATCTAATAGACAATATGATAATAATTTAGTTTTAAGAGATACTAAAACTAAAAAAGAATATCTGATTCAACGTGACCACGATATGACAGACAAATTGCTCGATGCTTTAAGAGAACGAACTGGTACTAAAGTATTAGGTTTCTTTATTGCAAGTGGTAAAAGAATTGATGCTTACACTTTAGACAAATACTTTCCTTCATATACATATGATAAAAACGTAAAAGTATATGATAGAAAAAAAGTAATGGCAGAATACAGAAAAAATAAATGTTTAATTGTTAAACACAATACTGCTTATGATGAATTTTATCTCCTTGCTGGGGGTAACTTGCAAGTATCAGATGGTCAAATGGCGACACCATCTGAAAACGCTAAAAAGAGTGAAATAAAAAAACTATTCAAATCTACTTTGAAAGAAAATAAAGATAGTAGAGTTGTCTTAAATAAATTTATTTCGCAAGTCGCTTAATTGAAAAGGAACTATATAATGGAAAATACATCTAAAATATTACTAAAACCAGCTCAAGAAGCATTTGTTAGAACGGCTAATGCTCAGGGCTTTACTTCTGAGATTACTAGAAAAGATATTATATCGCTTCAGACTAAACTCGGTATCACTAAACCTGCTTGGTTGATGAAAAATCAATCATACAGATTGGGCAGAGGCAGTTATGCTTTACCTTCGATAGGGCAAGTTGCTGAAGTTGCTGATACATCATCTGAGATGCCACAAATTGGGGCAGTTTCAGATAGTGAGTAATCAAAGAACGTCAATATGGGGGCAAAAACCCCCATATTCGTTACATTTATCTGGAATAATTTGGAATAAATGGAATAATGCTTGACATACTATGCAAAATATCGTATAATATGTGTATATTATGAAAAAAACAAAGGTGAAAAATGACTACATTAAATAATGAACAGTTAAAACAAGTTGAATTGTTATATAAACATTACAAGAAAACTGATTTAACTAGAAGTGAAATTAACGATTTTATCAAGATTGGTAATATCAAAAATCCAAGTTGGTTAAAACAAGACCAATTCAAAGTTTCAAGAGGCGTTTACGCTCTTCCTATTGACGGTGATATCTCTCCTAAAATTAAAGAAGATATCATTGCAGAATTACCTAAAACTGAAACAGCGCCTGCTAATGATGCAGTTCTTCAGGCGGCATTTATTGTTTCAAGTCTAACTGGCAATATTGTTCCTGATACGGATCCTGTATTTGTGCCATGGGGTTACTTCAAAGATATTAAATCTATTGTTACTAGTAAACAATTTTATCCTATCTTTATTACAGGTCTTTCTGGTAACGGTAAGACAATGAACGTGTCTCAGGCTTGTGCCCAATCTCAAAGAGAATGTATTAGGGTTAATATTACAATCGAGACTGATGAAGACGATTTACTCGGTGGTTACAGATTGCAAGATGGTCAAACTGTTTGGCAGAATGGTCCTGTAATCGAGGCAATGGAAAGAGGTGCAATACTTCTTCTTGACGAAATTGACCTTGCGTCTAATAAGATTATGTGTTTACAACCTATCTTAGAAGGCAATGGTGTCTTCCTTAAAAAGATTAACAAGTTTATTAAACCTGCACCAGGGTTTAACGTGATTGCTACTGCCAATACTAAGGGTCAAGGATCCGAAGATGGTAGATTCATCGGTACTAATATTCTTAACGAGGCATTCCTCGAAAGATTCCCTATTACTGTTGAACAGGCATACCCTACAAATAAGATTGAAAGTAAAATCTTATTAAATGTAATGTCAGAAAAAGGTCTTACCAAAGATGATGATGTTAAGTTTGCAAGTAATCTAGTTACCTGGGCAGATATTATCAGAAAAACTTTCTATGAAGGTGGTGTTGACGAAATAATATCCACCAGAAGATTAGTCCACATAGTAGAGGCCTTTACAATCTTTAAGAATAAGATGAAGGCGATTGAGATGTGTACTAACAGATTTGATGTTGACACTAAAACATCATTTATGGATTTATATTCTAAAGTTGATGGGGGCGAAGATGTCTCTACCTGGAATAGTCCAGTTCTAGATGATGAACTAGATTCCGATGATAGTGAGGACGATAACCCTAGTTATTAAAATCTATCTCATAATGTAGTCGAGTGGCACCTGTAGTCGGTGCCACTTTTTACAGCTTGACAACAATATAAAATTAGTGTATAATATACAAATAAAGAAAATTAAAAAGATAGAAAATTTATAATGACAAAAGTAACAGTTAGAGGAAATAATGTTGAGAAGGCCATAAAAGTTTTGAAAAAGAAACTTCTTAATGATGGCGTGATGAGAGATTTAAAAGAACGTCAACACTATTCTAAACCTTCTGCCGTAAGAAGAGACGCAAAGAAACAAGCAATTAGACGTTTTAAAAAAGAACAAAAACTTAAAGATTTAAAAAAAGAGTTTTAAAAGAATTACTTGATATGAATATGTTGCCCATATCAGCTAATGTAAAAACAATCGGCAACAATGACTTGAAGGAGTTGTATTAATTATGGGTAGAAAAACCTTAACTAAGAAACAAAAAGTATTAAATCTATTATCGAAAGGTAATCCCGTTTGGTGGAAAACTTTAAGAGGAAGTAGATTTGATTTAAAATCACCACGAGCAATGGTTGACCAACTACGAACAGAAGGACACATGATTTATATTAATAAATCTGCTGGTGGTACTTCGTATCGTTTAGGTACACCTACTAAAGCTATTATAGCTGCTGGTGTAAACAAAGTGTTTGGAAGTAAAGTTGCTTCTGTTAATACTTCGATATCTGAAATCGTTGCTTCTGGTATCAAAGCCGTATACGGTAAACAAAAATTCGCTTACAGTAATCAGTAAGAGTCTTTTATCGTATAAATAGTAGTGTGAGGCAGTTCGTAAGTCCTGACATTAGAGGTAGAGTGTCTTCCGCAAAGACACCATTTGGGTTTTGCCGTTTCGCCCGAGACCATGGTCTCAAAAAACGGCACTTTTTTTATATTTGAAGACAATACTCATATAAATAATTATGATACGCTCAATTAAGAGGTATCATTTAGATTAACTTGCTTAATAAAAGGAGAACAATATGAACAATATGACAAGACTATCTATATGGAACGATTTGCGTCCATTTTCAGTAGGTTTTGATGACCTATTTAACCACTTTAATAACACTTTAGAGTACACGGTTAAACAACCGACATCATATCCACCTTACAACATTGTTAAAGTAGACGATTTTAATTATCAGATTGAAATGGCACTTGCTGGATTTAACAAAAAAGACATTGAAATTAAATCTGCTCTTAGCCAATTGACAATTAAATCAGTTGAGAATGATGATAAGAATGAAAAGGAAACTATTCATAGAGGTATTTCAAAAAGAAAATTTAGTAGAACATTTACATTAGCAGATGATGTGATTGTAAATAGTGCTAAATTGAAAGATGGAATGCTTTTAGTCGAGTTAGAAAAAGTTGTACCAGAGGAAAAGAAACCTCGAACAATTGACATCAAGTAATAATAAATCTCAAGTTGAACCTTGTATTTATTTTTAAATGCATCTTCAATGATATGGTTTATGATTAATGACTTTTATTAACCATAAACAAGGAGAAATACTATGTGGACTCAACCTCAAGCGACTGAAATGCGTTTCGGTTTTGAAGTAACAATGTACGTTATGAACAAATAATTATTTGTTTTTATTTTAGAGAGACCTGCTTGACAGGTCTCTTTATTTTTGTTATAATAAACGCAGTACTTAATGAACGAATTAAACAAAAAGGCGAATATTAATATTATGAAACTAAATCAAAACACCCAAAACATTCTAAAAAACTTTTCTGAAATCAATACTAACATATTGATTAAACCAGGAAAACAATTAAACACAATTTCAACTATGAGAAATATATTTGCTAAGGCAGATATTGATGAATCATTTGATTCTGAATTTGGCATCTATGACCTCAATGAGTTTCTTGCAGTAATGTCTGGACTAAACAAACCTGAATTATCTTTGCAAGATAAATTTATGACTATTTCTGGTGAAGGTAGTAAGTCAAAAGCAAAATACTTTTATTCGGATCCGTCAGTTCTAGTATCACCAACTAAAGAAGTAAATATGCCAGAGGCAGATGTTACTTTTAGTTTATCAGAATCACATCTTACAGAATTAAAAAAGATGGCTGCAATTCTGAAAACACCTGACCTTGCATTAGTAGGAACAAAAGGTGGTGATGTCGTATTAAAAGTATGTGATAAAAAGAACGATACATCTAATAACTTTGATATCGTTGTAGGCGAAGGCGCTACAGCAGATTATACTTTCTATTTTAAAGTAGAAAATCTAAAAATGTTATCTGGTGATTATGATGTTTCAGTATCTTCAAAGTCTATATCTCACTTTAAGAATAAGAAACTACCTATTGAATACTGGATTGCTCTTGAACCAGACAGCACAATTACTAAGTAATTTAAATTATATTATGAATGGAGTGAAGAATGAATACAGACTTTTTATGGGTCGAAGAATATAGACCTGCTAAGATTGATGATTGCATATTACCGCCATCATTAAAAACACTATTTAAGTCCTTTATCAAGAAAGGCGAATTATCTAATCTATTATTTTCTGGTACACCAGGCATAGGTAAGACCACAGTTGCAAAAGCATTATGTGAAGAATTAGACTGTGATTGGATTATGATTAATGGTTCCGAAGAAGGTGGCATTGATGTACTAAGAAATAAGATTAAAAACTTTGCCTCTACTGTATCACTATCAGGTGGTAAAAAAGTAGTTATACTTGATGAGGCAGATTATCTAAATCCACAATCTACACAACCTGCATTGCGTGGGTTCATAGAAGAGTTTCACAAGAATTGTAGATTTATTCTTACTTGTAATTTTAAGAATAGAATCATAGAACCTTTACATAGTAGATTTTCTAATATTGAATTTAGAATCAATCCAAAAGATAAACCTAAATTAGCAAGTCAGTTGTTTTCAAGAGCAACTTATATTCTCAAAGAACAGAATGTTGACTTTGAAGAAAAGGTACTTGCTGAATTAATCAAGAAACATTTCCCAGACTTTAGAAAACTTATTAATGAATTACAAAGATATTCTGTAAGTGGTACTATTGATGCTGGTATACTTGTTAATGTATCTGATGAAAATTTAAAGACACTTGTAACTCACCTTAAAGGTAAAGAGTTTGGTGATATGAGAAAATGGGTTGTCAATAATCTTGATAATGACCCGGTTAAAATCTTTAGAAAAATTTATGATAATATGTATGATAGTTTACAACCAGAAACTATACCTCATGCTGTTTTAATTATTGCTGATTATCAGTATAAGTCTGCCTTTGTTGCAGACCAAGAAATCAATTTAGTTGCTTGTCTAACTGAATTAATGTCTCAGGTGAAGTTCAAATGAGTAGTATAGGGAAATACCTTAACCACGATTTAATCGCTAAAGACTTTACATATTCTGAATGGTATCATTATAAAGATGTATCAAAGGCAGCAAATCAATTTGAGAGTGTTGTTTATTCAATTGTTTATAGTGTAGATAAACCAACTGTACCTCCTAACAAGTTTACAGATTCTCCTTTTATTAAAATAGGAACTTCATCTGGTAAAGGTTTTGGTATGTCAGATGATAGTATGTCAGATAAACACAGGACTAAAAGAAGAAAACCAACAACTCAACCACAAGATAGGTGGGGCGACCATAAAGTTATTATGAATTTAGGCACAGAAGCAAATCAAATTAAAAAGAACATAGGTAATTTAAAAGCTGCATGGTCACCTGTGTTTGAAAAATATGGATTTGGGCCTAAACTAACTAGAAATATTTGGGTTAGTTTTTTGATTCCTAATGACTCAATGAATTTTAGAGATTCTTCAATGTTGTGTGAGTGGATGGAAATAAATTCAATAAACGACCATATACAAAAATTTCAAGGTAGTGCTCCTGTAGCAGATTTAAAATATCAAAGTATGTCTGATAAAGAAAGAAGAGGATTATGTCTTCAAAAAGAAAAAGCATTTAAATCAAATAGAAGTACTAGATTTTCCAATGATGAAGATTACACAGATAAACTTACAAATAATTCTAAAAACTTTAGAGATAAACCATCAGACTTGACTTCCTTCTTAACTAAAAAAATGAAAAGGGCATTGTAATGTATGAATTAAAAGAATACTTAAACGCAATAAACTTTACAAAGAATGACTTAATGAAGTCTGAAGATGATTTATGGAAGAAAAAGTATCCTGCTTTTATTGTAAATAAGATGTTATCTGCTTT